GGGGGTGATGCACTGCCCCTGAAAGAAAATCCCCCCAACAACTATCTCCACGCCTTCTTCTAAAGGAAAGAAGGTCGTCAAGAAGCCGGGTTGAATTCTGCTTCCACAAGGAATCACCCCCGAGTGAGATTAACTACTCACCAACTACATCAATTAATATGGTGTAGTCCACCGGCGTTTTATGCTGGAGGTGCCGGACCTCGGGCTTCTACTTAAATGTCTTTCATCAGCGTCGATTATGTCCTTCACGGACCTAACTTCAGCATTCAGAAAGAATTTAAGCAGGGCTGACCAGCCTTCCAAAGAGTCATTGTAGTAGACGGGTTTGACTACATACGCCCGAATTTCAGGCCTATGTAATTTCTTACTCATTCTATCCACAGTGAACTCGTTCAAAAAACTGTGCCAACCAAGCGCAGGAGAATTCTTTCCAATTGTTGGTAATTTACCCAGAATAGACTCAATCCATGATCGGATAAGTCTAGCTGTCTTCCAATAACCTTTCATAAAGAAATGGTTAGAGGAAGCAACAAGGGAAATGATCTCTTGCACTCTTCCCATGTCATGGGGTCGTTGATGATGTATGTACGTAGGAGTTACATCGTACCCATCATATGCGTCCGTACCACAAGACTCTCGGAATTTACCATTCCAAAAGGACTTGTCGGTGTTAACCTTGCATAAAAAACATGTCAAGGTATCCATGACATCAACCACCTCATCTACGGGAACGATTATATCATCTCCGTAGACGTAGACGTTGCGTGTAACATTTAAAATGTTACGCAACGTTACCGGAAGCTTATGCTTCGTTAACAAGCTGACTACTATCAGTGTGTAGTAGTACATGGCTTGAATCGGAAAGCATAGAGCGCTACCCATGGACGCAAACTTCCGTAGGGTTAATACTTTACCAGAAGGAAGTTGCGCGGTCGTACTACGACATGCTAAAATAGCGTCTAACAAGTCGCTATTAACTTTTAGCATTGTCGTAATAAGTGACAAAGGTACTCTGTCACTTGCATCAGATAGATCGATAGTAGCTAACGAACCATCTGATGACGCCGACATAGCTAACCTCTTATTAATAGACTGGTCAGTAAAATTTATATGGCCAGCTGTTAAATAAGAGGTACCAAGTCTAGACATAATATACCTAGACAAGGCCTGTTGTGTATATTGCATACACACAGGTTCTATCGCTATGATCCGTGGTCCCTTCAGAGTCTTTGGGACAGTAACTACCCTTACGGGTGGTTCATGTTCCTCGTCGGCAAACTGCACACAATTGATACCGTCAAATTCGTCATCTAATTGAGTATATGAGCTCATTAGATGAAGATCAGATGGAAAGAACGGCTCTAACCGTTCGTGCCAATTGCGCTGAGTATATTTCCGATTACCCGAAATATGCTCTGCAGTTTGACCAGGTCCATGCTTAGCAATGAGCTCTGAGCAATTAAGTTGCTCATTAAACACATTGCCCCACAAAAGGCTACTAACCTTATTAAATAGGTTAATGTCTCCAGTAGGCATGGTCTCTGAAAGAAAACACTCAACCTTCTCGTAATTAGACAATGCTCTGTTAACCCTTTCGGGAGTACAGGGCATGGACAGCTTTTTGAAGGAATAAGCGATCTGCCTAATTCCTTCAATTGCTGCAATGTCTGGATCATCGAGAAGATCTCCGGTATCAGCAGAAAACACGAGCCTGACAAAACCTTGCAAAAATGCAGGGAGATGTCGCCACCTTTTCCATCCGGGAAAGGCGGTAGAGGTCACCTTCGCGCAGGAAAGAGATTTTTCAAACTCTTTTCCGAACGATGGCAGGGTTATCGTTAAGAACGATAATCCCTCGTGAGTCAAACGTGACTTAATTGTTAGCATGTCACGTTCGATGCTGACATTTGGTTCGGTGTAGCACTTAGCAGATGCATCCATAAGAATGCATCTGCATAGCAGAAGTAGATCCTGTTCGTGGCTTTTCATCACTCCTCCTACTGGAGGTGGGTGAATCCAGCCATGCTCTGGGTCTCAAAGGGGTAAGGTACCCCCTTATGAGGTACCCTACCCGCAAAACTTCTGCTACCATTTAACGTTGTCAGTAATACTCTCACGATTTTGGTCCAATATAAATCTCAAAAAGAGATTTAATATTGTCCAGAGTCGTGTCATCAATTCCGCTTTTAAGCATATTTCTTATAACGGAATCGATGATATCCCAAAACCGAGTAAGTACATCTACACAAACACCAGTTTGCGTAGCTGCATTTACAAAGGTTTTAAGTAGGGAAAAGAGTATAGGGTGCATTTAGCTTTCACCGCCTAAGACTTTGGCAATAGTAGCCGAAGACATAAATGCGATGAGAGCATCGACGAGATAGTCCAACTCAGCATCAGTGAACCCAAAAACGGGTTCATCAATGACGAGATAGACACCAGCTTTCTGACTGGAATTTTCAGCAGTAAGCGGGTCTGCCGCAATTACAGTTTGATCCAAACGGACCATACGGCGTTTGCGGTTTTTGGCGGCTTGGTGCGATACACGCAACTGAACCGTCTCGTCTGCACTCCTGTAAGTTGCCTCAGCGTTTCCTACGGAAACTCTAGGTAACGAAACAGGTACAGCGTTAATGGTAACTGACTGCGGGTCTGCGAGCATGACGATTTCCTCCTACGTCTTTAAGTGTTGTTAGAGCCCAATTGCTCTGATTACACCTTATTAGCTAAGGTTAGATATCCCTAAAGCTAATAGGATGCGTAGTTGGCGATCGGTTAATCCATCTTCAAGGATACCGCCGCCTCCAAAGCCCCACTGGGATGCGCGTGCTCTTTCCTTGCATTCAGCGATTCCAACTGCTGATACAATGACTGAGCCAGCACTGTGCGTGGCACTGCGCATTAGCTTAGTGCCACTACAGTACGAGTCTTGCTCCTGTAGATCGAGCTTTTGAATTATTTGTTCAATAGTTCGTCTATGGCGCATGACATACGCGTACTTAGCAACCAGGTTGTCGTACAAGGAATTCCCAAAGTTCTCGAGTACATCTTGAACGTTGAGAAACCAGTCCTGCAACCAGGAAAAAGGGATGAGTTCCCACGCAAGAGCCGGGGTCAAAGTGAGCCCGTATAGGTGGCGAAGTAATCTGGAAGACCATACGCTATCAGCCTTATCGACTGAGAGGTCATGGATATAAAACTTCCAAGAGGCTTCAAACCAGATCCTATCGTTTACGGTAAGTAAACGCTCATACGTGTTCCAGGACGAGTTAGCATAGAAGTAGGTTGTAAGCACTGGTATAGAAATATTACCAGACTTAGTCTCTCTTACTGTGCTAGTCTCGTTCTTAATGGTGCCCCTCCGTTTTACCCACT